ATTTTTATTTACTTTGTTTATGGTGCTAAATATAAATCCAAATTGTCCCCTTTTTATCTCAAAGCCGCAAACTCTTCCTTATTACCTTTATTTAATAACTTCAATAAATCTGGTCTTGGTTCTTTCAAATTTGTATAAGGCAATTCATATTTACTAAAATTTATTGTAGAAACACTCTTCCAAGTATCTTCACATCTCATTTTAACAATTGGCAAGTCTTATTTCCCATGTAGATTATTTGGAAAAACTACGTTTTAAGCCCCTACAAATATGTTCCCCATTAAAGTCTTTTTATCCAATTCTTTAAGATAAGTGTTTAAGGCTTACTCGTACAAATAATGGTATTTGTGTTTTATGCTTAAAATATTCTTTGCGTTGGACCTTAAGAGGTTAAAATTCTAATGAAAATAATCAGTATAACAATAGGTTATACATGAGAGGATTAAGGTGGCTATATTTGTTTTGAAATTGATGCTAACAACTTTTTTTACATAACTCAATAACAGTCTAATACTCACTTAGTCCGAATTGTTTAAGTGTGAGTATTATGTGACTTAATAACTGTGTTCCGATGTAAAGAAGAGTCAATTTATTTATAGTCTTGCTTAAACTCAACAATAATAACTTAGTAGCTGTAAATTTAAAATCTCTAATAGGCCTATATGTGACGCCTTCGATAAATTTTTTAAAAAATTCTTTATTTTCATTCAAAACTCTAGCTTCATGTTATATAATTTGTTCTTAGACCAATGTCCTTGTATGCAAGCTAGATGGTATATCATTTGAAAAATTTAAAGTCCTCAAAACGTTAGTAGTTTTTATATCTAAGTCCCCTCTTAGGATCGTTTAGTCATTTGATATGATTAGTTGATCAATGTTGTCCCGCAGAGAGGCACAGACTTTTTAATTTTCCAAATTTTCTAAAGGTTATGACCTAACAGCGAATGTTTCACCCGCAAAAGTATAAAATGTAGTATAAGCTTAATTTGTTACGTTATCAACGAATCCTCTATTAGCAATTACTATAAGCGATTGTTGTGATCTTTTATGTATCATTGTTGCTCGAGTTAGTTATATTAGTGCTGTCCAATACTCATTATCGAAATTATTGACATTAGCACAACTTCCAACTCGACACCATACAAGATTTTCAATTGTTTGTAACTCTTCTATAGATTCAATCATAACTATTTTCTTAAGTTTGGGCGCTACTAATGGTTCAGGAGTATGCTCTACATTTGGCTCAATCTACAAAACTCTTTTTCTTGAAAGCCAATTTTTTATTTTTTAATACCAAGGTGTAGGCATAAGTTAGGGTTCTAATAAAGGAATTTAAACTATATTTTCTAAAGGAGGTGATTTAAAACTAATATCATTCACTTATTTACTCACTTCGTTATATTTTTCCTCAATAATTTTATTTGGAGGGTATTAATATTCTCCTTCATAATAGTTTATTTGTTTGTAAGCTTCTAGAACTTAAACTTTATCCTTGTATTTAAAGTCGAATTAATCTAAATGTTGTTTTCTGACAGCCATAAATTATTCCATTTTCATAATAAGCTCTACAATCTTATTAGAGTCTTATAAGATCTCCCTTTATATCATAACATCTATATCATCTAAAAGTTTTTCAATTCCCGGAATGTCAGTTACTTATACAAAGTCCTTAAGGTAAATAACCAATTTCAATAATTCAGACTTTATAGTCCCGTCTGAAATAAATTCTTCAAAGTTTAAATGTTTTATTAATTGATCATTATCCATTATAAAAACCATTTCCCATGCACCTATGACAAATGGTTCTAAAGTTTTCAAAGGTTGGATTATTTCTTAAGGCTAGAGTGGCATAAGCTATTAGTCACTTGGCACTTATAGTTTTTCTTAATACTTAATTTCCACAATTTATCCATCAGGTACTTAATTCTCAATTTGATTAACTCTATGAATATTAAAATTATAAGCATTCTTTACAATATTTGCTGCTGTGATCTAATAATCTTCTAATATTTTAAATATGGATTATGAATATATCATTTATTCTAGACGATCTGCCTTAAGGCATTAAATATACTATTCAGTTTAGTGTCTGATTAAAAAGTATTATTACCTAAACATTTCTGAGTTGTAATGAAATATTGCTTAACGATAAACAGATTATTTGATCTTTTTACTGTAACCTTTTAAAAATCCTTTGTCACCTATTATATAATCTAATTGATATAGGTGTGGTTAATTGACTTAGTCTTAAAATATTACATTTTTTTGATAAAGCAATTTCATTTGCTCAATAGACGCTAGGAGCTATGTACCTGTTGGGTTGTCAAAAGGGTCTTTACATTATTGGCGAAAAGCTTCATACCAAGCTCGAGGTATATTTTATCTCTATATGATTTTATTTGGAATTTTAACACAATCAAGAGAGATGAAATACCTCATTTTTTCAATCCGCTTAGGTAATAAACATCTGATCGTACTTTGATTCCCCAAAAATCTAAAGTTTGATAAAGTAGTTCCATAAATGATGGCATAATGATTTGTTTTGGTGCTTAATATTTCTTATATTTAATAAATCCCTTGTTAAGGCTCTAAAATTGCTATTACATTAATGTTATTGGGATTGTAAGAAATAGTTAAATATTCATATTTGTGTTTAGGTATGTCAAATGCGAAGTTAATAAGTTAACTATGTAAATTATATTAAAATCTAATTCTATTATCAAATTTAACAACGCGTGGTATCACATTCTCTATTAATGGACAGCATTTCAAATAAACCTCAATATGATTCATGCACTTTCCTTTAACCATTATAAATTTTATCTTTGTGTGCATTTCTAATTTAATGAGCATATCCATCATAACTAAGAATAAATCTGTGGAGCAGTCTTTAGCTTATTAATTCAACAATTTGCGCAATTCAGTTGAAAAGAATTAATCTTTTGATATAGATTCCAAGAATGTTGAAAGTAAAGCTGCTTCATATATTACTAAATCCTTAGAATCATCACAATGGGATGTAAAAAATTTTATGAATGCTTTATAAAAATTTATAGATTCCAATGAAGTTGAATATTATAGATATGCAATCATAAATGGATAGGTAGAGCAATGCTTCTATCCATTAAAGCTCAAGTGATAATATTTTTAAGCATCGATTCTTGTAAATGCAAGCGGATAACCTTCAATTTGCTATTGATGCATTTAATTATCTCGCGACATAATTTATAACCATTAATCTGACAATTCATTAATAAATTTCTACTTTTCAAAGAATTAGTCTGGGTTTATGTCTAATACTTCTAATCCATGTATTTTCTTATCTCTTTTTAAAATTTCATTTCCTTTTTTGTCCACTTTAAATAATTCGACAGTTTTTATGGAGTAGTTTTTAAGCTTGTTGGAATTTACCTTATCGAATACAACTTTATTATGTGTAATTTATTTTTGTATTGCGAATGCCTTGTCCCTGGTGACTTACCCATATCGCTATTTCTAAGTACCTGAAATTTTTAAAAAATTTTGGCGATATTAGGGGTCAGAGGGAGCTTGATTTAATTTTCTTAGGAATTAGTTCACGACGCTACGAGAATCAACGTTTATAGCGTCTTATCTATTTAATTTTCTGTATCCAGAGGTATTGTATCCATTTAACTATTCCCAGAAGTAAGATAGCCTAAAGAAGTAATTATTTTATTCTATAATCAGTATACCTCTTTTAGGTACATAGCATGGTAAAACAAAAGGCTAATAATCTATATTTGCATAAATCTAGACAAAATCATTTCTAGAAAATTTATTTGCGATAGCCTGATAGTTATTTATTTATTTTGCGCTTAACTAGAATGGTCCTCTATTATTTAATTCAAAACTTTGTGCTTCTGAAATTGAGTATGTGAATTCCTTTTTATATTAATTCAAATACTTCTTTTAAAAGAACATTTGAGTTATTTCAACCTCTGGTATATGATTCAATAATTTTAGAATAAATTGAGTTTTCCTTTTCAATAAATTATTGGAATTGACTTTGAAAGTTTGTAAGGTCTACGGAACTATTGCGTTGCAATTAAATCTTATAAAACACTCTTTTACGTTTGATTCCGTAAAATGTTCAACCAAATGTTTAACAGGTTATAAATATTTTTCTGTATATATTTATTTTTATTATTATAACCTTGGTATGTCCTTATTCCATTGATATTCTAACGGTATTTAAAAATGGAAGAGGTTTGAGCTGGCTGACTCTGAGGATAATTGAGAAAAATTTTCACTTCTGAAATCCGGTAGGTCTATAAAATCCTCATCATTTATTTATATTTATAATTTCCTATTCAATTATTTGTCTCCTGAATAGTTTGAAGGAGCTTGAAAAGATTTAGTGACTTCAC